TTATGCGTAAGGCGCAATCTAGCAACATCCCTACTCATTGGATAAAGGATTACAAGGATGCACTAGGCACACCCACATGGAACTTTGTTGAGCGTGATGTTGTTGATGACGTTCAGTATATTCATGGTGAGGGTGGTACAGCACGTAGTCGTTGCATCAAAGACATGCAGTCAACGGTTCAAGGGCACCTACACACTCAGTGCTACAACGAGTGGAAGGTTGGCTCAAGGGCGAGAATCTTCGGAGCACAGGTAGGTTGTGGGATTGACAAAGACGCATATGCTATGGCCTATGCCAAGAATTTCCCCAAGCCCGCTATCGCTTGCCTAGTATGTATTGATGGCGAAACGGTGATTAATGAGATGATGCCACTATAGGAGACTCCCTAATGGCTAGAGAAGAGATGTACAAATATAAGGAGACTGTAGGCTATGACGGAATGTCAGGAATGGACCGAGAAATATATGACCTATATCGAGCATTGGACGCATACGAGGCCCACAGTTGTCTTTCTGGACTTGATATCCCACAGTTATCATTAGTTTTTATGGTTGGCTGTATTTGTGGTAGACTGATAAAGAGACTTATATGACCCCAAAGGAAATAGAACTCCGTAAAAAGCTGGTGACGGACTTTGGTTTATTTGCCAAGCATGTCCTGATAATCCCACACAAGAATGGGGCAGAATCCCCTTTTATTATGAACAAGGCTCAACTCTACCTTCACAGTATTGTTGAGAAACAGCTTCAGGAAAAGGGGTATATACGTGTTTTGATCCTTAAGGGTAGACAGCAAGGGTTCTCTACCTACGTTGCTGGCAGGTTTTATTGGCGTGTAACACAGTCTATCGGTAAACGCGCCCGTGTTATCGCCCACACATCTGAGACATCTGATATCCTTTTTGGGATGACCAAGAACTATCACGAGAATTGCATGGATGCCTTGCGCCCCGTAACTGGCTCAGAGTCCTCTAAGAAATATACCTTCCCAGAGATTAAAGGGGAGTACCGCGTATCCACAGCTAATAGTGGGCAAGCTGGACGTGGGGGCACACTGCAATACTTTCATGGCTCAGAGGTAGCTTTCTGGGAGAAGGCTGAAGAGATTTTCGCTGGGGCTATCGAATCTGTCCCTGATGGTAAGTATATCGATGGTACAGAGATATTCCTTGAGTCCACCTCTGCTGGTCCTGGAGGTAAGTTCTATGACCTCTGGAAAGAAGCTGAGGCTGGCAAGAACCTTTATATCCCTGTATTCATCCCTTGGTGGTGGCAAGAGGAGTATGCCTTAGAGATCCCTGATGATGGTAGCGTCACCTTTGATGATGATGAGCTAGCCTACCAAGAGGAGACTGGGATAACCACAGAACAACTACTGTGGCGGAGAAAGAAGATTGGGACTATCGGGGATAAGAAGTTTAAACGTGAGTACCCCAAAGACGTAGATGAAGCCTTTGAGTATTCTGAAGACGGCACTTTCCTTGAGAGAGAGAAGGTTGTTGCTGCATGTAAGAGTAAAGCCTTTCCACCAGTATCTATTGGGGCTAAGATTGGCTCGTTTGACCCTAGTGGTGGTGGGGATGACGGTGATGAGGCTGGTCTAGCGTGGGGTGATGACGTAGCCATAAGGGATATAACCTACCTTAATGGACTAGATACCTACCAACAGGAGCAAGCTGTTGATAAGTATATTGAGGATAACGACCTTGATTGGATGTGGATAGATACTACAGGGATAGGGCTACCCATATATAATAGCCTTCTTAGAGGGCGCAACGGCAAAAAGGTTAAGGCATTTGTTGCAGCGGGTAGCGCAAGCGACATGATTAACGAAAAACCCATCTACCAAAACCAGAGGTCACAGGCGGCAGGGAGATTCCGTCAATGGCTGGGCGATGGTGTTTTGGTGCAAATGCCGAATACCACGCAGGTAATCAATGAAATCTGCGCCCCACTAGAAATTCTTAATGAAAGCTCTGGAAAGATTCAGGTTGAAAGCAAGAAAGACATGCGCAAGCGTGGCGTGAAATCTCCAACAGCATTTGATTTATGTTCAATGATACGTGCAGAAAAACTCCCACAAAATAAAAACTTGACTTTCCGAGCTGAATATGGTAAGGTGAAGTCCAATTATAACGTCTTAGACTATGGATTAAATACATGAGCCTTGATTCTTTATTTGCACAGAAGCCCAAGAAAATTGATGAGAGCGCAGAGACAGCCGACTTACAACGCGAGAGAGAAGAGTTGTTGAGACGTTCTAGAGTGGACCAAAATACCACTGTTGCAGGGAATAAAGAGAGTGTCGGGACACAGACATTCAGAAGCACACTAGGACGCTAATATGCCTGTATCTGATTCAGAGAGAAATGAGCTAAGTGAGTTTAGACAGAGCTTTGTCAGTATGCAGAGAGCTAGAGCCCCCTATGATGACCACTGGCAGGAGTGCGCTCGATTCGCCTCCCCCCGTGACTCCATCTTTTACACCGAGCGTTCCCCCGGACAGAAGCTCCGCTCAGAGCAGTTCCATAGTGGTGCAGAGATTGCGCTAGATACCTCCTCCTCCTACTACAAAGCCTTTACGACCCCTGACGGTCAACGCTGGCATGGTGTGCAGTCAGCGCAATTAGGTAGAGAGGATAAAGCCTCTCGCGTCATGTATGACGATATTGAGGATATACTGTTTAAATATAGATACCTCCCTGAAGCTAAGTTCTCTTCATCGAGACACGAGGCTGTTCGCTCTATGGATGCCTTTGGTAATGGTATCATGTATATCGAACGTGGACCATCACCAGAACTCCCTATTCGCTACCGCTACTGCCACCTATCCCAGTGCTATATGACTGTGGATAATTTCGATGTGGTTAATGGGATGTACTACCACCGCAAACTAACTCCAAAGCAAATCGCTGACGAGTATGGTGAAGATAAACTTCCAGATAAAATTAAAGAGAGACTAAACAACCCAGCTATGGCTGGTGAGCATGGTCCCTCCAACACATTCGCTGTGGTTCATTCTGTAACAGAGAACCCAGACTACGACCCATCCTCCCCGAACAAGTTAAAGAAAAGATTTAAATCCCGTCACTTTCTGCTAACAGAGGGCGAAGAGCATGGCTTCCTCCGTAAAGGTGGCTATGATACATTCCCTTACGCAGTAGCACGTGACACACACACACCTGACGAAATATATGGTAGAGGGAAACTTCAGAAAGTTCTTTCTGAAATTAAGCTCCTTAACCAGATTAAAAAGACATACATCCGTGCTGGACATAATAACGCTGAGCCAACCCTTCTCATGCGCGATGATAGTTCATTAAACCCAGCACACCTCGACCCAGGTGGGCTTGCTGTAGGTGGACTAGATTCATCAGGTAGGCCCACCGTTCAGGCTCTTGACCGTGGCTCTCGCGTGGAAATCGCTGAAGCCCTCATGAAAGAGGAGAATGATATTATTGATCGGGTGTTCCACCTGAACCTCTATATATCTTCTATTGGTGAGACTCGTGATAGAGTTACTGCCACAGAAATTACCGCCCGTATTCAAGAGCAGGTCCGTATCATTGGACCACAAGCCTCGCGTGATGAGTCCGAATTCCTCAGCCCCATGATTAACCGTGAGTTGGATGTCCTTGATTCTTGGGGGTTGTTGGACGAGATTAATGAAGAGGGTGATATTGAATTTGATATTGCTTATCGAGGTGCTCTCAGCTTGGCTCAAAAGAGCGATCAGGTGATTGGGGCTAACCGTACAGCAGAAGCTATCCTTAACGCCTCACAAGCCGACCCTACAGTCTTAAAGGCTTGGGATTGGTATGGCTACGCTAAGTTTATTGGTGAGGGTAATGGAGCCCCCGCACACCTTATGTTATCGAGGGATGAGTTTGATGCAGCAATAGAGGCTGAGCAACAAGCACAACTTCAGCAATCCGTCATGGAGAACGCTGGGGGATTAGCTCAGGGAGTTAACACATTGTTAGGAGGAGATGCAAATGCACCAGTTGGTTAGTTGGGGAAAAGAGGCAATTCGCTCATGCTCTATCTTCAACAGAAAGAGTAGAGCTTTTAAGACCGTGTTTAACCCACACGGGGAATTGTACGAGGATCAAAGAATTGTATTAAAGGCGCTATATGACTTTTGTTATGTGGGCGCGACAGACCACGGCTCAGACGAAATCCGTATGGCTAGGGCTGTTGGTAGGCGAGAGGTGTTCAACTGGATTACTGGTCATGTAGGCTATGATCCATTTGATTTAGATATGTTAATGAAACAAATGCAGGAGGTAGAGGATGAGTGAAGTAGTAGAGCAATCAATTCCAGATTCAACAGAGGGTGTCAGCGTTCTTGAAGGGGCTACTGGGGCAGAGGGTATTAACGAAACCCCTAACCCAAGCACCCCTACAGATGGTCAGTGGTTTGATGGGATGTCCCAAGAGGAGATTGGACATATCCAGAATAAGGGCTGGGAAACCCCAGCAGATATGTATAAGAGCTACGCAGAACTTGAGAAGTTCCGTGGAGTCCCAGAGGACCAACTTATTAAAAAGCCCAAAGAGGGTGAGAGCTGGGATGATGTGTATAGTGCACTTGGTCGCCCAGAATCACCAGAGGCTTATGTATATAACGCTCCTGAGGGCGCTGAAGTATCCCCTATCATTGAGGACATTCAGAAAGCTGCGTTTGATGCAGGTATGTCCTCGGCAGGGTTTACACAACTCACTGATGCCTACAACGAAGCTGTGGCACGCGAGCAACAGTCTATGGCTGAACAACAAGAGATTGCTCGGCAGAACCAGATTGAAGATGCCCGTCAAAAGTACGGCAAAGACCTTGACACTGTAGTAGCCACAGCAGATGCTACGGCACTTGCTATGGGTTGGACCCAAGATGTTGCTGACACCATCCGTGAAGCTATGGGTGTGACAGGTATGCTGGACTTTATGTCTAAGATTGCTGACGCGGTTGGTGAAGACACCGTGAACACTTCAGCCATCAAGAGTCAATATGGCAAGACTCGTGAGCAGATGCTTGCAGAGAAAGAGTCTATTATGGAAGCCATTAAAGGCGACCCACAAAGACTGGGCGCATACAATAAAGGTGTAGGAGAAGATTACTTAGCCCTCCGCAAACTGAACGAATCATTGTTCGGCTAGGAGTGCTGTTGTAGATATTGGACAAGGCTGAAACTAGCCCCCATGACATATCGGGAAAGACCGAACCAAAACTAGGCCCCATATATCGTGGACAAGCCGATAATGAATGAAACTTAAATCAATATCGGGAGCCAATATCATGGCAAATGATCGTTCAGAACTCTATACAATTGAGTTCTCTGACAAGCTGGCGCTTTTAGCTCAGCAATCTCAGGCCCGCTTGCGCCCTCTAGTGATGACGGGAAGTCACACTGGTAAACAAGCATCCCCTTGCGAATTCACTGACATCGGTGAACTTGAGCAAACAACTACTCGCGCAGAACCACTGACGTTTGATGAGCCAGACCACACTCGCCGCTGGGTCTTGCCAACTTCATGGAACAGTAAAACTGCTGTCCTTGACAAGTTGGATGACATGCGTAGTAAGCTGTCTCCTCAGAGCAATTACTCACGTCAACAAGTTAACAAGTTTAACGTCAAGATGGATGAGGTAATCATCGACTCTCTTGGCGCTACGGCTGTTACTGGTGAAACCGCTACTGGCACTACTGCGTTTGATTCAAACAATGTTGTTGCTGCTGGTGCTGCGGGTCTTACTATTGCTAAACTTCTTGAAGCTCAAGAGCTCTTGATGGTTAATGAAGTCAATATGGATGACCCAGAAGAATCAATCACCGTTGTCTTTACTCCAGCACAATATACCCAGTTCATTCAGTTGAGCGAAGTTGCTAATAGCGACTATGGTAACACTGTGTTTGATAAAGACCTTGGCATGATTACTCGCTGGAACGGACTTAACATTGTTAAATCCAACCGCTTGCTTGATCAATCAGGTATCCGCGCCACAACTAACCCTGGCGCTTCTGCAACACGCGAAATCTTCATGTTCGCCAAATCTGGTGTACACTTGGGTATCTGGGAAGATATCTACGGTGATCTCGCTCAACTTAATGATCGCAAACGTAAGCCTTGGGGCGCTACTGCCTACGGTACTTTTGGTGCTACTCGTCTTGAAGAGAGTAAAGTTATCAAAATCGTTTGTGACGAAACCGCTTAAGAAAGGGGAATTGACTAATGGCTAACACTAACATGCCAGGAGTTGCTAGTTCCGTAGCATCCCCTGCAACACTAAATAAGCTGAAAGATACTCGTTCACACACTGTGACGGATAAAGGTACTGTGGAGTTTACTCCTACTGCCGATGGTGACACTTTATTGCTTTGTCGCCTTCCTGTTAGCGCAACGTTAGACAGTATCCGTATCGCCGCAGATGACCTCGCGTCTACCTCTGCCACGGTGAACCTCGGCTTCTATAAAACCGACTCCAGCATCACTATCATTGATGAGGACGCTATTGCGACCGCTATTGATGTAGGTGGTGGTGCTACTGCAATGACTGAGTACCGATATGAAGTTCAAGATATTAACAGTATCTCTGAGCGCGTATGGGAGCTCGCAGGGCTGTCTACTGAACCTGATTATGGTGAAGTATACTTGGCTCTCACTGTTGCTGCTGTATCTGGAGCGCAAGCAGGAACTGTATCATTCTATTGTGATTACACCCTGTAAATAATCGCCCTCCTCGTTGGGGGTGGGGTCTATCCTCCTGACCCTGCCCCCTTTAAAACTTTAATCGGAGATAAGTAAATGGCTAGTGGAACAACAGAGCTAGATGTAATAAATAGAGCACTTATTAAACTAGGTGCCAAAGAGATCACTAGCCTATCAGATGGCAGTAAGAGCGCTCGAATAATGAGTGCGGCTATCGACCCAATTAGGGATCGCTTTCTCCGCAAGAACCCGTGGAACTGTGCTATCGAGAGAGTGCAATTAGCCGCCAACACCACCGCTCCTGCATGGGGGTGGGCTACCGCCTATGACCTC